GCACTACGAAAACTTGCGCGACAAGTTTGTGGAACTTTGGTTAGACATGCGCGAATTGTTGGGCGGGGACAATGACGAAACGCTGGCCTGATTATTGGGATTATTGCTTGGATTGTCGTTACGCCAAGCTTGACCATGTGGCGGACTTTATCCATGAAATGATGGATGAAGTAAAAACCATGCATGAAGCATTGTCAAAAATATCCCGTTCACAATACAATGCGGATAGCAAAGATATTGCAAATCAGGTTTTAGACGCCAAACCAGCAAACTTTAAAACAAAAGTTAAATTAAAGGTGGTAAAATGAAACAAGCATTGGTGGGCGTTGAGGCGATAACAACCCTTAACGATCTTGTAATGGCATACTTGGACGAGTTTAACATGCGCCCAAAGCCTAAAGAGATTGGCATTCCCCAGACACGGGCGGAAAAGGCCGCAGAAAACCTTATTCGCGCCTCTTATGCGGAGGAAACGGATTACCAATCTGTTATGTCAGTCATTAACAAGACCGTTGGGGTTATGCGAGACATTGAGCAAGACTTGATTAGCCATGACTTGGGCAAATACATAGACCGCCGCAGGAAGGTGGAGCAACTTGGGTCCATTATGCACATTAGTCGCGCCTTCCCTGACAGCGCATTAAAGCGGCTAAAGGAAATGAGACCCAAAAAGGTTGTAGATGTCGCCGCTTGATATAGTTTTTCATGGGGCGTAAACTGTTTTCATGACATTTGACGTAAATAATCTATCTGAAGGCGAGGCGAGAATCCTGCGTAGGAAGCTGAAGGCGGCTAACTACGAGGAAAGCTTGTATAATTTTACTCAGAGGGCGTGGCGTGAGATTGACTCCGCGCCCTTTGCCGAGGGCGGCTTTGCACTTCAAGCTATATGTGAGCATTTACAGGCTTGTGCTGATGGTTATATTAGGAATTTAATCATTAACGTGCCGCCTAGATTCTCAAAGTCAACTATTACTGGGACTATGTTCCCAGCTTGGGTGTGGAGTCAAAGCCTTTCATCGCCAACTTCTGGACCCGGTATGCAATTTTTGCATAGCTCATATGCAATGAATTTATCCGTGCAAGATTCTGTAAAGTGCAGGCGCCTCATTGAAAGCAAGTGGTACCAAACACTGTGGGGCGATAGGTTTAAGCTTGTAGGCGACCAGAATACGAAGACGCGCTTTCAGAATGATAAGAACGGTATACGCAACACGGTGTCGGTTGGATCAGCCACGACGGGTCTTGGCGGTAATTATCTTATTGCGGACGATCCCAATAACGCTCAGGAAGCTAATTCCGAGGCAATTATTGCGTCCACGCTTGAGTGGTGGGACATGGCGTGGTCAACCCGACTCAATGACCCAAAGAAGGGCGTAAAAATAGTTATTCAACAACGCTTGTCAGAGTCGGATGTTACGGGGCATATTCTTTCCAAAGACATTGGCGAGTGGACTCACTTGTGTTTGCCAATGAGGTTTGAAGCAGCACGGAGAACCTACAATGTACTTGTCCCCGCAGAATTTAATGACGGCCAACCAGTTGTCTGGACTGATGAAAGGGTTGAAGAGGGTCAACTCTTATGGCCTGAACGATTTGGAGATACCGAAGTTACCCTTCTGGAGAAGACACTTGGACCATACGCGACAGCCGGACAGCTACAGCAACGGCCAGAGCCAGCGGGTGGTGGTATTATTAAACGCGAATGGTGGGGCGAATGGACTAAGGAAAAGTTTCCACACAATTTAGAAATAGTCATAGCGTCCGTTGACACGGCATTTGGCGCCAAAGAATTTGAGGGCGACTTTTCCGCCTGCACCATATGGGGCGTGTACCGTGATTCGGGTACAACATCTGGCGTCATTGGCGGCGACATGACGGGAAGCTGGCAGCGCATTTCAGCGGAAGACCGTGAGGCGGATGTACCCAAGGCTATTCTCATGCACGCGTGGCAGGGGCGCATGGAATTGCATGAGTTGGTGCAAAAGATTGGCGCGTCAGCCAAGGAATGGAAAATTGACTTTTTGCTGATTGAAAACAAGGCGTCAGGTATTTCCGTCAGTCAGGAAATGCGTCGGTTATTTGGCTACGAAAATTACGGCGTCAGGCTGATTGATCCAAAGGGAATGGATAAGGTCGCCAGAACTTATTCGGTCCAACATCTGTTTTCTGAGGGGATGATAGTGGCCCCGACCGACCCATCCGGCGAGGTGTTTCGCGTGTGGGCCGAGATGGTTGTGGCTCAATGTGCCACATTTCCCAAGGGAAAACATGATGACTTACACGACACGGTAACGCAGGCATTAAATTGGCTGCGCGGGACAGGAATGCTTCAGCGTGGCGCTGAGCGTACCGCTGAACTTGCGGGGAATAATATGTTTGGGGGAAGTAGGGAAAACCAACCATTGTATCCAGTCTAATTGCATGTTATGTAAAAAATTAACCAAAGGAGAGTACAATGCCTAAGCATACTTGGTCAATAACACTCAATCCATATGATCACTCCGGCCACACTCACAAGACAGTCAAGGCTGACTCGTGCAGCGTTTATGAGGGCAGAATTGCTTTTTATAACAACGTGCCCAGAACTGAAGACGACCCGTTTCCTGAAAGCATGCTTATTGCCTACATCCCAACGGACCGCGTGTTTGAGTTGGAAGTATTAGACGATGAGACGGGCGAGCCAGTGGGTTTTTTGTTTCAGGGGGGCAATTAAATGGCCGACAACCCCCACTTTATGACGCCAGAGGAAATGTCCAAGGTGATTTGTCCCTTTGGAAGAGGAAATGGCATACCCGGCAGAGAAGTCGTTATTGACGGGCAAATCCTTGGCAAGCCATGCGTTTCAGAGTACTGCGCCGCGTGGCGGTGGGCCAGTTACTACGAAGAAGATGAATTAGATACCATATACAGTGACGACTACGGCTACTGCGGGTTGATTGGCATATGAGTGACGACCTTAAGACAATTAACTCCGTTGTTACCAAAGACTTAGGTGACGGATATATCAAAATTGTTATGATTATAGACAATAAATACCACGAATACCGTCTCAAAAGGCAAGTCGCGGTAAGTTTTATACAAGCATTAGCTGGCTCACTTGACGGCGATTTGCATATCGTGTAAATAGACAAGCGTCTTTGGAAAGGACGCAAAATGATGACATGGAATCACCGGGTAGTTAAGTATGAAACCCGCAATTTGTTTGGTGACCCAGATGTTGGGTTTGCCATTCACGAGGTTTTTTACGACAATAACGGCAATGTTCAAGGCATGACATCCAATCCCGTCAAGCCTTGGGGCGACACAAAAGATGAATTAAGGCTTGAATTGCTTCGGATGATTGAGGCACTGGAAAAACCAGACCTTGATTATGATGACAAGGAAGACGACGAGGCATTTGCGAATAAAGCATAATTAGCCTATAGTGTGCGGAATATTCCAACAGGAAACCGCACATGGCACTGACGCCCGGACTTGTCCCAAACATACGCCTTGATCAAGATCAACAAGATTTGCCCCTTGGCGAGGGCCAAGATACTATTGTAGTGATGGATGCAGAGTCAGATGCTGACCAACCAGAGTTGGACGTTGATGGCAATGTTCTCCGTATTGACCACGGGGACGGTTCTATTAGTGTTTCCCTTGATGGCCGTCCTATTGAATCCTCTAAAAAGAAGAAAGCCGAGGGCTGGTACGCCAATTTGGCGGAAGAATTGGGTGACAATGATTTATCTGCAATTGCTCAGCAACTTATTAAGGGCATTGAGGAAGACATTGAATCTCGCAAGGAGTGGATTGAGGACCGCGCGCAGGGTTTGCGACTTCTGGGCCTTAAGATTGAGATTCCAAATCAACAAGGCACGGCAGATGGCGCACCTGTTGAGGGAATGTCCCGTATACGACATCCGCTCCTGCTGGAATCCGTCTTGCGTTTTCAGGCGAATGCGCGGGCGGAATTACTGCCAACGGACGGGCCTGTCAAAATCAGAGTAGACAGCAATCAAGACTCGCCGCAAATGGATCAGCAGGCTGAGTACCTTGAGAAAGACTTTAATCACTACCTTACTGTGACGGCTAAAGAGTATTACCCCGACACAGATAAGATGTTATTTATGCTGGGCTTTGGCGGGTCAGCCTTTAAGAAGGTTTACTTCTGCCCCCTGCGTAATCGTCCCGTTTCTGAAACGGTTGATGCTGATGACCTTATTGTAAACAATGAAGCCACGGACTTATCAAATGCTCGCCGGATTACCCACAGAATCTCTATGCGTCCTTCGGTTGTCAAACGGATGCAGATTATTGGCGCATACCGGGACGTTGACCTTGGACAAGCCAAGCAAAAGGAACTTGACGCTGTTCAAAAAGAGAAAAACGCAATTCAAGGAACTCAAGACGATATCAACGTCGCGGAAGATCGTGACCGCGAAATATATGAGTGCTACTGCGAGTTAGACATTCCGGGCTTTGAGCATGAGATTGACGGCGAGTCGTCCGGCTTGGAAGTCCCTTACCGCGTTACCATAGACGTGTCGTCTAAGCAGATTTTAAATATTGTACGGAATTATGATGAGCAGGATCAAGACCTACCAGAGGCAGGCACACACTTTGTTAAATACGACTTTGTGCCGGGTCTCAAGTTTTATGGCATGGGTCTACTTCACATTCTAGGCAATACGACCAATGGCTTGACTGCCGTTTGGCGCGAATTGCTTGACGCTGGTATGTATGCCAACTTCCCCGGCTTCTTGTACGCAAAAACTTCTGGGCGTCAAAATAGTAACATATTCCGCGTTCCTCCGGGCGGTGGCGCACAAATTGACACGGCTGGCATGCCCATTCAGCAAGCCGTTATGCCGTTGCCTTATAAAGAGCCGTCGGGTGCCTTGGGTCAATTTGCGGAGATGATTAGCCAATACGGCCAGCGCCTCGGTGGCACTGCGGAAATGCAAGTGGGCGAGGGCAAGCAAGACGCCCCTGTTGGGACGACCTTAGCTATCATTGAGCAGGCCCAAAAACTTCTTAATAGCGTCCACAAACGGCTTCATGCGGCTCAGGCTGATGAATTTCAGTTGTTGGCTCAATGCTTTAGGGATCACCCCGACTCATTTTGGCAACGCAACAAACGCCCAGCGGGTCAATGGGATGAGCAAACATTCCTAAATGCGTTGGATAATTATGAATTAGTTCCTCAAGCTGACCCTAATACGGCTACCCACATTCAGCGCGTCATGAAGGTGACGGCCCTTATGCAATTGGCTCAGCAGGCACCTGATTTGTATAACCTTGACGCTGTTAACCGTGAAGCCTTGTTAACACTTGGCTGGGCTAACCCAAATAGCCTACTCAGGGACACGGTAAATCAACCACCGCCACTAGACCCGCAGGCTCAAGCCGCGCAAATGGCTGGTCAAGCGGCAATGATTACGGCTGAGTCCAAAATGGTTGAGGCTCAACTCAAAGTTAAAGAAATGCAAGACAAATCCGGCGGGCAACAAGGATTACCGCCGGAAGATCAAGTCAAAATGGCTGAAATTCAACAAAAGAATGTTGATTCACAGCTTGACTCTATGAACCGTAAACGTGACCGTGAGAGCCGTGAACGTCTTGCGGCGGTTAAGTTTGCAGAAGAAATGGCCCGTAACCCACAAGGCCTTAACATTGCTCGTCAACTTATTGATCCGGGCATGTTGCAGCGTCTTGAGGGCAACGAACCTGAAATGGCACCACAACCCGGCGGCGTTATACAGTAGGTAGATAATGGTTGATTACCCTGAGCAAATTGGAGTAAAGCCAGATACGTCAGACATGGCTTACGATATAGCTATGTCTAAAATAAGAGGTTTAAATAAAAATTTAGCTGGACTTGATCTTGAAGCTAATCCTTTTATGCCCCACACTGGATTGGAACAACCTCTAATAGGTGGGGCAGGATTACCAATAGCTGTTAAAACGGCACAGGCAGTAAATAAGGACGCAGGTTATGACACAACACAAAACGGCGCATTTTACAGAATCTCGCCAAAAAACTATAGCACAAATAGATCAACTTTTACAAAGAATGGAAATGAAGTATGGCCAGCCTCGCCCATTGACGCCAACGGAACAGGCCCAGTTAGATACGGCGATACGGCATATGACAAAACAACGTATAAACCCTATAAGGTAATGCCGTCTGACGAACAAAATGTTCCGTTACAGATAGCTTCTGATTACGTTAAAAGTCGTGGATTACCTGCTATATCACAACCCAAAATGGCTCCTTCTTCTTTGGATAAGCAAGGGGCTATTGGTGCAACATATGATTTAGCAACTCAAGGTAGTCCAGAATATAAGCAAGCAATATTTAACGCTTATAGTAAAACTATGCCTGATGTAATTAAAAAATCAGGCGCAACAAATTACGATGAATTATTAGAAGCTGCTTATGGTCAAATGGCCAAAGAAACTGCAGACCAATTTAATGCTTTACCTTTGCGCTATTCTTTTCATCGCAATGGAGAGGGAAATTATTTAGACAGTTCCAATATGTTGCATGATCTTCATGACAACGGCCATCTTTTTGTTTTTCAAGGTGGCGACCCACATGATTTTTTACATAATGTTGACCCTAAAACTGGTTTAAATGAAAATGAAAAATTTAGGGCCGTTCATGATGCAATTGGTCATGGAATTTATGGAAATACTTTTAAGCCGGAGGGAGAAGAGCGCGCTTGGGGAGTTCACTCTCAAATGTATTCACCTCTTGCACAATTAGCAATGACCGCAGAAACACGCGGACAAAATAGTTTTGTAAATTACACGCCTGTAAATGCTGATTTAAAAGAAAAAATTTATAAAATAGAAAGCCAGATGGCAGAAGCCAAAAGGCTTGGTAATACTGCTGATTTTGCAAAATTAAAACAAGCCAAGAAAAATGCTTTTGACAATTTAATTTTTGCTCCTCAAAAATCTGTTTTATTGCCGCCAGAATATTTAAGTACTGCTTACAATGGGCAGATGCCGGATTATATCCAAAAACTTATTAAACCATCAGAAGAAACAGTTTTTTCATCGCCTCTTACTCATTACAGTTTTAGCCCATCATTGGGCAAAACGGACCCGTCGTTTTACGGCACTGGTTTAAGAGGGGATGAACGTAATCGCGTATTAGGTGGCGGTATGCCGCGCACCTATTTTTACCTTGGTGAACCGGGTACAGTTACTCCCGAAGCAGGTGTTGGGTCTGCAAGATACAGCGCGCAGGGCCAAAATTTATATAATATGGCTTCCGACCCTCAAAAATTATATAGTTTAGCAAGAATTAGTAATTTATCTTCTCCTTTATCTAATTTTAACCCAAATTCTGTCCCCAAAGATCAAATTATGAATGATTTTGAGAAATTAGTAAGAACTTATGGCTATTCTGGGTATGCTCAACCTGATCAAGCATATCCCATCGCCGCTATGTTTGATCCGGTTCAAGTGCAAAGACGACATACTGGCGGCGAAGTAGACAATGCGCTACGTCTAGCCAAAAACGTAATAGGTGATGCAAATGATTAATGATGAAATTAAACACGCTTTACGTATTGTGGCGGCTATGGGTCGTGGCACAGATTCTATTCTTGCCCACATTAATCCTCGTGAAGCTGCATTGTTAAAAAAGCTTGGCGGTTCAGGCAAACGCAATCCACACACTGGCCTTATTGAGTTTGATGATGGCGATGGCGGAGAAAGCGGCGAAGCTAAAGATGCAGAATTTACGCGGGATTATAATTCTTCATTACAAGGCCCATCACAAAATGAATCTTTAAATGCTTTTATAGGAAGAGAAGACCCGCAACGGTATACGGACCCTGAAGCTAACCGTTTAACAGCGGAAGAACGAGGCCCAGCCCCTCCGCAGGGTGGTGATATTGTTCAACCCAGATTGGGCCAATCTTTAGTAAGGGATAGTTCCGGCGAAATAAGTGTCGCACCAAGTGCAAGCCAAATAGCTACAGAGCAAGCTAACCAAGAAGAAAATAGGGCAATGGCGGCAAATGCTGCAATGGCTCAACGCGCTGGTGTTATGACAGGGCAACCAACCGCACCAACATTTACAGGAAACACAACAGAAGAACAGCAATTAGCGGATGCTGAAGCTAGTCGCCAAGCCGCAATTAACGCAGTTATAACTGGCGCTAATTATACTGCTCCCGGAACAGTTTCTGCCGCTGATGTTGTTACTCCTGCTACCCTTGGCGCAACTGGCAAGGCATTTGTAGATGCGGCCAATCGCGGAATTGCAGGAATGCAAGGCGAGCCAAGTTATCCTAAAACTGATTTTAGCCAATTTGGACAATTGGGATTTAATTCAAATGTGGCTGGAACACCCCGTCAATCACTTGTTGCTGCTGAGCCACAACATTATGAACCATTAGGTAAACAAATAGCACCATCTCAAGATGCTGTTTTATCTGATGCTTTGTATAAAGCAACAACTTTTGAGCCATCTGAAAATGCGGCATTACGTGCAATTAGAGATGCCATACCTCAAAATTTAGGGCCAATAACAACACCTCAAACATCATCAGGGTTAGGCTCAGCTACTCTTGCAAATTTGCCAGCAGCTAAAACCTCCCCTCAAGCTGACACAAGCGCAATCGCAAACGAGGCACCAAGAATACCTGTTAATGCCTTGGAAGACCCTGCGTTAATTGCAGCTTACAATGCAAAATATAATCTTGTTGGGCCTAGAAACGCATATGCTGACATGACATTGGGGCAGCGAGCGCCTAATATTACGACCAACAATCCAATTATTAATACGATCCAAGGTGCAAATAATTTTTTAACAGATTTGTTTACACCAAATTATAAACTTGGGTCAGATGAATACAATAAAATAAGCCAAAATGCGGAAAGAGAGCCTCAAACATCATTGGGCGGGCGTGGTGGTGAGCAGCAGCAAGTTTTGGCAACACCAGCCGCGGCCCCCGTTGCCGCAACTCCTGTAGTTGCCCCGGTTGTGCCGGGTACTCCCGTTCCGTACACATATGCTAAACGCACCCCCTACCTTGATTACGGTGCATACGGCGCAGGAATTGGCAATGTAGCGCCAATTTCTTACCGTGACCCCATTAATTGGTCATTAGTACCCGGATACCGCGCCACTGGCGGAAGGGTTGGGGAAAACAATGCCCTAGCTAATGTTCTTCGTATGCTTGCGCAGAACAGATCATGAACATCTATTGTACAAATTTGGTAAATAGGCTAATATTCCCTTATTACATCTGCGGACGCGCAGTGAAGGAGCAGACTTATGCATGAGTACCTGAAAGAAGCCCGCGAGGGTGCAGAAAGAAAGTTAAAGGGCATCCAAAAGGGTGAGCCTCGCACTAAAGTTGACTCCTCCTCTTGGTCTCCACCAGACATGCTTGAAGCGGACAAGCAGAACGGCATGCGCCCAGTAAGCCCCCGCCAGTATAAGTCAGGCGGCAAGGTTACGGGCATTAACGCCAAGAAGCGCGCAGACCGCAAGGCCCGTAAAGAGGGTGGCCGAGCAATGTCTGTGGACGGTTATATTAACCGCGACAGCAAAATGGCTAATGACGAGCGCGCTGGCGTCAAGAAGATTGGCGGCATGAAGCGCGGTGGGCGTTCTAAACATGCTGAAGGTTCAGCGGTCCCCGGTTTAACGCCATATCAACGTAAGTTAATTAGTCAGGGAATTGACCCATTTGGCGGCGACCGTTTCACGGCACCTAAAGTATCTTCGTCTACGGCTACAAAGAAAAACGCGCCAGACTCTATCCCGATGGACCCAAGCTATTATGGCAAAGTTCCTCTTCCTCCTCGTCGGCCAACAGACATGGCAAAACCATCATCTCTTCCAATGGGTATGGCGGGTCGTGGATTGCCAGAGCCTGACTACACGGATGAATTGCCAATTCCAAGCACCTATACAACACAAGGCGCTAAAAAAGGTGGTAAAATCCGTTCTAAACATGCTAAGGGCGGCGCAGCGCATCCTGATGTGAAAGAAGACAAGGCACTCATCCGCAAAATGGTTAAGCCATCTGCGCGGACTGGAAAATTATCCGGCGGAACTTTGGGGTCTTATATTGATAAGGCAAGAGAAAATTATCTCAATGATCCTAATGATTTAAAAACCAAACAAAGAATGACTGATGGTGTTGGTTTAGCGGCATCTAAAATTTCTGGCGGTTCTGGCGCAAAAGTTCCAGCTACCTATAAAAAAGGTGGCGCAGCGCACACTGACGAAGCTGGTCGTGGCTTGTATGTACGTCAGGGCTACCCACACGAAGTTCCGGGTGCTGATGGCGGTCGTACGGCTAAAAAGCGCGGTGGCGCACTTGGTAAGGGCAAAACCAATATTCACATTAACGTGATGCCGCATGGTGGAGCAAACCAGCCACCTGTTATGCCTCCAATGGGCGGGCCAATACTGCCTCCTCCACCGCCACGTCCTCCAATGCCTCCAATGGGTGGAATGCCAGCTGGCGCCCCTATGGGTGGCGCGCCTGAATTACCTCCAATGGGCGCTGGTCGTCCGGGAATGCCGCCAATTGGCCGCAAGCATGGCGGAGAAATTCCGGCTGGCATGAAAACGCAGCACATTATTGATAATGCGGCGGGTGGCGGCTTGGGTCGTCTTGAGAAGATCAAGGCTTACGGTTTAAATTAACCCGTCTAAAACTGGTTCCTAATATAGGAATAGATGCCATGCGGTGTGTATATATACCGCATGGTACAAACATATAGCAGCCTCCTTGAGTATGAAATCGGACGCCTAATTGATGAGGCGATATCCGACGAGATTGCTATTCTCGCCAACGGAAACGTGGACGACATCAAAGATTACAAACTTAGGGTTGGCATGATTCGCGGCTTGCAGAAGGCCAGAGAACTCATGACCGAAGCAGACCGCAACATACAATCAGGCGAAAGAGGATAAGTATGCCGTATACACGCATGCACCATGACGTAGACCCAAAGGAATCTATTCTTAAAGAATTGGGCGATATTAGTGACATTGAGGTGTTCAACACCCATGTTCTAATTGCAACATATGTTCGCCCAAATAAGACAAAAAGCGGCATTCACTTAACGGATAAGTACGTTGAGGAAGACAAGTATCAGGGCAAAGTCGGCCTTGTGGTTAAGAAGGGTCCGCTTGCTTTTGTTGACGAGGACCAAGATTGGTTCAAGGGCGTTGAAGTTAATGTCAACGATTGGGTGTTTTACCGCCCATCTGACGGCTGGTCCATGAACGTGCATGGCGTCCAGTGCCGTGTTTTGCGTGACATAGACATTCGTGGCCGCATCCCGGCGCCCGACGCAGTTTGGTAAGGAAACACCACATGGAACAGGCAGAAGATAACATTACAGTTCTTGACGACGCCGTTGAAGAGAACAAAACAGAAACAAAAATTGCGGACAATGATTCCCAAACGCCAGAAGACGGCATTGCGGAATTAAAAGCTCGCCTTGAAGAGGAAAAGAAACTTAGGTTTGACGCTGAAAATCGCGCCCAACAAGCCCAGCACACGGCAACAAAAGCTGCGGCTGAAGTGCAAGACAGCAATCTTCAGCTTATTACTGGCGCAATTGATAAGATTAAACGTGAGTCTGACTATCTTAAGTCTCACTTTAAGGAAGCAATGACGGTGGGTGACTATGATGCTGCGGCGCATATTCAAGAAACTATGTCCCTCAACGCTGCCAAGTTATTGCAGCTACAGAATGGCAAGTCTTCCCTTGAGGAGCGTTTAGCTAACCCACAGCCAGAGGCACCACAAACGAGTGACCCAGTTGAGCGGGTTGCGTCTACATTGTCGCCACGATCCGCTGCATGGATTAGGTCGCACCCCCAGTGCATCACGGACCAGCGCATGTACCAAAAAATGGTTGGCGCGCATAATATTGCTATGGCTGACGGTCATATAGTGGACTCTGACTCATATTTTGACGCAATTGAGCATCAATTGGGCTTTAAAAAGGCGCCCCCACTTCCAATAGACGACGGTGAAGATGTTTCATTGTCTGCTGCCGCCGCTCCAACTCAAAAAAGAACTGCGCCAGCCGCCGCGCCAACAACTCGCACGGCCTCTGGAACGCCAAGCAAATCACAAGTTGTGCGTTTA